TTTTTTTTTTTATTAAACTTTTTAAAAAATATTGTTGTTCTATTGTTAATTTCTCATAATTATCTATTATTAATACTTTTGTTTGTATTATTTTTAATATATTTGATATTTTTTCTTTTATTTTTAAATTTTTTTTTAAATCTTCATGTAAATTTAATTCAAAAATTTTTATATTTTTTTTTTTTAAAAATTTTAAATATAATTTTTTTATTAATGTTTTACCAATCCCATAATCTCCACATACTATAAAATTATATAAATTCCCATTTTGAATTTTCATTAAATCATTGATTTTTTCTCTATTATATTTAATTTCATTTAAATTTTCAGGAAGATATTTTTTAATACAATTCATATATATAATTTCAATTATAGTTATTAATTTAATTAAAAACATAATAATAATATATATATATGGCTGACGAAGAATATTTATTAAATAAAAGATATATTAATAAAAATGTTTATACTATTCAAGAAGATGTTCCTTCTTATTTAAAAGAACAAGAAGAATTTAGACAATTTATGGAAAATCAAGATTTAGATTTTGATGATATTAATGAAGAAAATGATATTGATGAAGATTTATTAAGACAAGAAATTCCTTTAAGTATTAAATTTGAAAAAACAAAAAAAAAAAATAAAAATAAAAATAAAAAAGCAGAAAGTTTAGGTATGACTATGATTCCTAATAAAAAAAAAGATTTTAAAAGATTTGTTATTGAAAAAAGACATTTACTTTATATTGATAGTAGAGATCGTGATAAACTTATTTATACTGAACCAAATTATTATAAAATTCCTTTAAAAAGACAATATACTAATGTCGTTGCTATTAAATTAAAAAGTACTGAATTTACTAATACACAACAATTAATTCGTAGTACACCAGCAAGTTTAAAAAATAATGTTATTAGTTGGACTATTTCTAATGATAATACAAATGCAAGTACTATTATTTATTCTGTCGCTTTAACATCCGGTAATTATAATGCTACTACTTTACAAGATTTACTTCAAACTTCTATGAATTCTGTTAAAAGAGTTAATGGAAAATATAATAATTTTACTGTAGATATAGATATTGTTACTGATATTGTCAAAATATCTTCTATTGATTATACTACTTTATCTAATCCTTTTTCTTTTAATCTAGGTGCTAATAATCAAACAATAGTGACAGTTAATCAAAGTAATCATGGAATGACACCTGGTAGTTCTATTTATATAGAAGATGCTATTACTATTGGAGGTATTGATTCTGGAGATTGGAATACAACACATACTGTTGCTACTACATCACCACCAAATCACTACACATTTATTATTGGTTCTTCTGCAACTTCTAGTGAATCTAATGTTGGTGGTACTTCTGTTAAAATTGGTAAAGGTTTAGATTTTAAATTACTTTTTAGTGATACTGAATCTCCTTATGAATTATTAGGTTTTCCTAATGTTGATACTGAATTTAGTGTTATTCAAACTAATTCTATTGAATCTTTTAGTTATCTCCAACAAACTATTATTGAAAATGGATTACCAACAAATACACACGTTGTTGCGATAACAGATGGTTTATTATCTCCATATGTTCTTTTTGATGATGAGAATACTATTAATGGTTATGTAAGAGTTTCTATTAAAAAAGTTTATTTACCAATCAATAGTGAAGAAGGTACGATTTATAGTTATGTAAGAACAAATTATGATCATTTATTAGAAACTGGTGATGAAGTTTTTATATTTCAAGATTCAAGTAATTCTATATATGAGAGTATAACTATTTTTGATCATCTATATGGTTATAATTATAATTCATTAAGCACTGTAGACCAAACAAGATTAACAACTTTTGTTGAAGAAATTTGTAATCCAGCTGGTTTAATGGTTACTGTTGTTGATGCTAATACTTTCAAAATTCCAGTACCTTATGTATCAATTTCTGCTATTGAAACTCAGATTACAAATGTAGTTGAACCTAATATAAATGATCCAACTCCAGAATATGGTAGTATTATTACTACATCAGTTAATCAAAGTTTAAATTTATCTGGTGAAAAATATATTTTTATGCAATCTGATACTATAGGTAGTGGGGAAACTAGTGGTAGTGTTTCTAATATTTTTGCTAAAATTCAATTAGCTTCCGCATCTGGTGCTGATATTTATAATGCTTATATCGGAGGTTATAAAGTATTTACTGATACTCCATTAACTCAATTAAATGAAATTGATTTTAGATTTTATAAAAATGATGGTGAATTATTTGAATTTTATGATAATGATCATAGTTTTACTTTAGAAATTACAGAAGCTATTCAAAAAATTGATGGAGTTGGATTTAGTTCTAAGATTGGTACTAATACATAAATAAAATTGATTAATTATATAATTTAAAAATGTGTTCTTTTATTTTTGGTAGAAAAGGTACTGATAAACGATATATGTGGTATAGTATAATTTTCTTTTTTATTAATCTTTATATTTCTTGTTTAGTAAGAAGATATAATGATATTCAATCAATAGAATGTCAAAATTATTCAATTATGAATAATTATATTAAATTAATAAAAAAAAGTAAAAATTTTTATCAATTCCATGTATATGTAATAGATTATAATTATTTATATGTACCAATTTTTTTAATTACATTTATTTGGATTTTTTTCTATTCAAAAATGAAATATAAAATCGCTAAAAGAGTATTAATTATAGTTTCTATTTATTTATTATATAATTCTGTTAGTAGTGTTTCTACTATTTATTATAAGGTTCCAAATTATTGTGAGTATACACCAGATCCATATGATTTATGGAGTTTATTTAGATGTTATACTTATAAAGATAATTTTTTATTATTTGGTTTAATTATGTTTTATATTTTTAATAGATATCATACAAGTAATTTTATCAGATATACATTTATTATATTAAATTTATTTAATATTTATTTTAGTTTAGTTTCACAACAAATTTATTTAAATCAAATAATTGATATTATTGTTATATCTTTTTTAATGTGGTCTTTATATGATAATCCCAATTTTTTTAAAAGAATGAAAAAAAATGATAGAAAAAAAGAAAGAAAAAAAATGAAACAATTAAGAATCGAAATGCAAAAAACTAAATTATATAAAGATGAAATTGAAATTAATGATTTTTAATTTCGCATAATATATTCTTCTAAATCTTCTACACGACTTAATAAATGTTTTATTATATTTGTATTAACACTTGTTATTTGATTAATATCAATTGTTAAAAAATCATTTACATATTTACCATAAATAAAAATACCTTTTTCTATATCTATTTCTAAACTATTATTAATATATATTTCATTTATTTTTATATTTAAAATATTTACTTCAATTATTTTTGGTTTATTTTCATAATATACTTCTACTTTTATTAAATCGTTTTCTGATAAATTTAATTTTTTATTTATTATTATGATATTTTTATTTTTTAAATGAAATTTTTTAAAAATATTTGGTATAAATCTTTTTGATTGATTTGTAAAATTTTCATTTATTGTTTTTATTTCTTGTGCTATAAAACCAATTTTTTCTTTATGTCCATCATTTATTTTATCAATATAATTATAATCATATGTATTTAATTTTTTTATAATTTGTATATCATCATCGATATTTCTTTCATTTATTATATTTTTTACTCTTAAATCTGATACTGCATTAAATTCTAAAGCTGCTATTTTACCATCTGCATATATTGAATAAGATTGAGTTGATGGTCCACTTGATACACCAATAAATGAACCACTATATGAACCCACATTATCAACTTCTGTATATGTTGAACGAAGATATGAAGCACCAGTTGTAGTTAAAGCATTATTCACATTTGATCCACTAATTTCTATTAAACCATTTACTGGTGAATCAACACCTATTCCCATTTTTTCAACTATCATTTCACCAAAAGTCATATCTCCATCAACTTCCATATCTCCTATAACTTTCATTGCACCATTTACATATAAACCAGTATCATAATTAACCCCATATTTATTAAATTCAACACCATAAAATACTAAACTTTGTATTTTTAATGCATCTCTATGTTCATATATATTATTATTACCTACTTTTGAAACTACAATTGCAAAATATTTATATAATATTGTTGTATATACATCATATTGTTTATAATTATAACTATTTGCAGTATCCCAAATTTGATTTGTTTGACTATCAATTTCTACCCAACTAATACGATCATTTGATGCTATTATTGAAAATGTATTTGGACTCATATATTCTGAATCATAAATATTATTATATATTCTATAGTTAGTTATTAACATTTTTTCTGGTATTTGTAATATAATATATTCTCCACTTATACCATTTAATGAACTAGTACCCATATATGCTCCTGAATTAGTATTATAATTATCTTTTGATCTATAATAATAATTTGCATTATTTCTTTTATCAAAAACATAACTTCCTAAACCATTTGGTAAAAAGAATGGTCTAATACTTGAATAATATATATTATAAGTTCCATCACCATAACCTTTTGCACCATTAACAATTGCACCTTCTTCATGAGTTTCTTCACCATTTTTTATTGTTAATTTAGATATATCTATTGGTTCTGGTGGATATTCTCTTAAATTTGTTTTTAATGATGAATTAAAGATATCTACATCTTCTATTTTAAATTTACCATGTATATTTAAATCACCCATTACATCTAAAGTATTTTTTGGATTAGTTGTTCCTATTCCAATATATTCATCATTTGAATATATATTTACATATTCATAATCTAATTCAAAATTATATATTAATTCGACTATTTTAAAATGATCAAATCGTTTTAAATTTGTTTCATTTATTCCTCCACATTTTGTTACAACTAAACCAAAATATTTATATGTATTATTATCTGATATATCAAATTTTTCTATAGTATAATCTGTATTATTTAATATCCATTCAACTCCTGTTTGTTCACTTAATAATGTCCAATTTGTATCATCATTTGAACCATATAATTTAAAATCTACTGGATTATTATGAGCTAATGAATCATTATTAACTTTGATTTGTAAATTATCTAATATTTGTGCTGTTGGTATTTCAAATTTTATATGTTCTCCACTTATTGAATTAAAAGTATTTGTTCCTTCATATACACCAGTTGTTAGATTATATACATAATCTGATACGAAAAATGTATCATTATAATCATCCATTGTTTGATATACTAAGATATCACTTCCAATACATGATGTAGTTACTTTATAAATACCTGTTCCATAAAAAAATCCACCTACTTCATGAATATTACTTACAATTCTTTGTGGTGGTAATCTTTTAATTGAATTTGATACTAAATTATTAACTTTTATATCATCATATATATTAAGTTTACTTGTTATATTAATTGTATTATTATCAACTATATGAAAATTATTTAGTTTATGTTCTCCAGTTACATTTAAGTTACCAGTTTGTGAAATATTTCCAGTAATATTTAAATCATTATACATATTTGTTAATCCAGTAACATCTAAACTATTTAAAGTGCCTAAATTTTGTAAATTTGAAGATGTAATAGAAGTAGCAATTGTATTTTTTGATAAAACTATTTCATTTTGAATTTTATAATTATCTTTAATATTTAAAGAACCAGAAACATCTAATAAATTAGTTGGATTTGCAATACCTATACCAACTTTTTTATTTCCTTTTGAAGTAATTTGAGTTTCAGGATCTAAACCATCTATCCATTTACTAAAACTATCAAAATTAACTTCATTGAAATTATCTTGTCCTCTTATTAATAAACTTCCATCTACTACTAAATTATTTCTTAAATTAGAATTTCCATTTACATCTAATGCTTCTGTTGGACTAGTTACATTAATACCTATTCTTGAATTAACATTATCTACTACTAAATTATTACCATTTACTTTTAAAGAATTTCCTAATATAGTATCATTTATTACTGTTAAATTACCTCCAGTTATATCATTTTGAACGATTAAATTATTTGTTACATTTAAATTATTTGTTACATTTAAATTATTTGGTGATAAATCTCCAGCAAAATTGAAATTTCCAGAAATATTTAAATCATTATTTAAATTAATATCACCAGATATTAAATTTATATCTCCTGTAATATTAAGAGTATCATGGATATTTGTATCATTATATACATTTAAAATATTTGTAACATTTAAATTATTTGTATTTATTGTATTTGATGAATATAAACTATTTAAAGTTATATAATCAACTTCAAAATTACTATCTGTTCTTATTAATGATGCTGTTGAATGAGGACCAATTGGTAATTGTATTGACATTATTATAACTATATAATATTAACTTTAATTTTTTAAATAAATTAATACTTTAATGATACTAAAAAGTATATGGAAATTGATAATATTGCAAAACAGATTTTTTCCGAAAAACCTAAACCAAAATTTAGTATATGTTTAAATTTAGATATAAATTCTTCAATAAATGAACAATTTGAAATAATTTCATTAATGTTTTTTAGAGGTGTAAATGATTTAATAATAACTCAAGAATATAATGATAATAATGATATTAAAGAATTAAAATCTTATTTATTAAAAAAATTATTATTATTAAAAATATATTTTGGAAGTTTTGGTATAAATTTAAATTATGAAAATGTTCCAAAAAAAGATTATAAAAATTTTAAAATGTGTAATAGACCATCTTATTATACAGAAAATAAATATAACTTTGATTTTGTTATTTTAAAAAAATTTTATTATAAAGGTAAAAATAAAATTTTATATTATAATCATAATAAAAAAGAAGATAATATTAAAAATATGTTTATTATTATAAAATTTCGTAATCATTATTTTAAATTTTCTTTTAATTTATTAGAAAAATAATATAAATATTATATTTGATAATTATATAATATTTTAATAAAATGGTTTATGAAACTAAAAATATAAAAATGAAAAATGATGAATTTTGGTTTAATGATTTTTCCATTATTTTTAATAATGAAAGATTAATTGAATTTTTCCCATCAAGTTTTATGAATAATAACGAAAAATTAAATTCTTTATTGAGATTTTCTATTATTATTACTTTTGTTTTATTTTTAAAAAATAAAAATTATAATTTATTTATTATTCCAATTGCTACTGCTTTAATTACTTTATATATCTATAAATTTAATACTATAGAAAAAAAACAAGATGAAAAATTAAATCTTACTGAAGATTATGAAAATTCTAAATGTTCTAAACCAACTGAAGATAATCCTTTTGGTAATACTTTATTAACAGATGTTAGTAATTATAAAAAAAAAGAAGAAGCATGTTTAATTGAAGAAAATATTGATGAAATTAATAATCATTTTAATAAAGGTTTATTCAAAGATGTAAATGATTTATATGGTAAAAATAATTCTCAAAGACAATTCTTTTCTATGCCTAATACTAATGAATATGGAGTAAAAAATGGAGATAGTATAAAATTTGCTAATTGGTTATATAATTCTGGTAAATCAACTTGTAAAGAAGATACTAGTCAATGTATTGTAAGTGATAGAACAATTAATTAAACATTTAAAATTATTTATAATATATTATTATATTATGAATAATCATCAACAATTGAAAAATGAAATACCTAAAGATAAGGTTATTATTAAATATTTATTTATTTTAAATGAAGAAACTTATGTTTTTTTTATATTTAATAAACTAAATGAAGAAATATATGTATTAAATAAAAATGATTTAATTTTTTTAAAAATTTTAGAAAAAAAAAATTTTAAAAATTTTATACAATATACTACTAAAGAATTAAGGAATAATCATATAAGTGTTTTTTATTTAGATCCTAATGAATCAAAACTAATTGTTCATAATAAAGGATATTTGCATAAATATGATTCATATTTATATAAATTATTTTTTGATATTTTTAAATATTAAAAATTTAATTAATTTCCATTGGTCTTCTATATGGATCTGGTCCAATAGTTGAATTATTAAAAATTGATACTGCTTTCATTGGGTTTGGAGGTTCTGATCTTAATTGTAAGTTAGCATTTCTTAATGAGTTTGCTTGTGTATCTACACCAATATGGAATGCAGCTTCAGTAAAGTTTTTTAATTCTAATGAACCATTACCTTTTGGGTTTGCTTTTGACCATTCATCAGCTTCGGTTTCAGCTGGTAATAAATCATTTGGTTGAGGTTCTTCATATTCAGCTAATGATTTAGCTTGTTTTTCCATTACTTTTTCGGCATCATCTAATTGTTCTTCAGGTGATTCTTGTGAAACATCTTGTGCATCAAACATATCTTTTGCCATTTGGTTATCTGCAGATCTTGCAATTTCTTTTAATTCTTCTTTATAACTTTCATAATTTTCTTTTTTATTATTAAACATTTTACTCATTGCAAAAATTGCTGCTACGAATATACAGAGACATACAATTGCGAATGCTAATTTTTCTTTATTAGGCATATTCATTTTTGATAGTTTATTATATTATAAGATAACAAAAAAAAAATATAAAAAATATAAAATAAACGGGATTGATTATATTTCAATTTGAGTTTTTGGAAAATCTTGATTTATTAAAGTAGTTATCTTATCATCATTATATAATATATCATCTTCACTATCTTCATTTTCACTTTCTATACTAAATATAGAAACATCATCTTCTTCTATATGTTTTATTATTTTTCTTACTATAAATACTGGTTCAAAATTTTTTTCAAAAAATTTTATTCCTACAAAATGAATTTTGATATCTATAAAATTATTTTCTATTAATTCATTTACTTCTATAACTTTTTTATTTTCTAATTGATCTTCTTCTAATAATAAACAATTTTTATGTACTTCTAATTTTATATAATCTTCTTTATATACACTATTCATATGTTCATTTTTAAATTTTTTATAATCTTTAGTTGTTGGATGAAGTTCATATACATATTTACAAATATAATTTTCTATTATAAATAATATTTTTAATAAATCTTCTTTTTTTATTTCTATATAAAATTTTTCTTTTTCTTTATAAACTTTTTTATTTATTTCTAAATTATTTATATTTAATATTATTGGTTTATTTTTATAATGTGCTAGAGCTAAAATATTTTCACCTATTTTTTTTATTTTTAAAAATTCTATATCATCGACTTTCATATTAATTATAACTAATTATATGAACTTTTATTTAATTAAATTTATTCTATATAGATCTCTTTTACAATAACTATAAAACCATTTTTTTCATTATATTCCCATATTCTATCTATTTCAATTAAACATTTTATTTTTTGATATTTTTGTATATCTTCATATGAAATATATTCTTTATTTTTATCAAAAACATCTAAAATTATTTTTCTATTTCTTTTATTTATTTTTAATTTTATTATATTTCCTTTTTCATTTTCTTTTATTAAAGTTATTAATCTATTTTTTTCTATATCAAATTTTTCTAAAAATATTTTTTCTAATTTTTTAAAAAATAATTTATATTCATCTTCAATTTTTACTAAAATATTAATTTTCCCTTTATATTCTGTTATTTCTGTTATTGTTAAACTTTTTTTTAAATAAAATTGAATCTTCTTTTTATTGTAAGTAATAAAATAATTTCCTTTTTTATTATATATTTCTAGATTTTCATCTTTATAATTATTAATATCAAACATTTTTATTAAAATAGATTCTAATTCTTAATTAAACAATATTTCAAATATGACTTATCACTATAACAACGAAAATTTAGATGATCCTGAAGATGATTTATATGAATATGAAGATCAAATTGAAAGAGAAGAAGAATATGATAAATATTGTGATGATATTGAAGAAGTACATAAAGGAATGATGGATTATGTTTCATATTGTAAAAATCCTAATTTGATGCAATATTCTGATTATTTTGATCTTATGAATCTTCTTGAAAAAGAAGAATTTAAATTTACTACAGCAGAAAAAAAACTTTTTCTTTCTTGTAAATTTAAATATAAATCTAATGAATATAATGATGTGAGTTATTTATATAATTTAGATTTGGATTCAGAATCATGTATTGAAGAAATAAATGATATTAAACCAAAAACTCCTTTTAAACCAAAAACTCCTTCTAAACCAAAAACTCCTTCTAAACCAAAAACTCCTAAAAAAAAATTTACTGGTTGGGAAAAACCAATTTCAAAAATTGAAAATATTTCTGATATTCAAATTAATCAAAATAAAACTAAAAAAACTAAAGGCAAATATATTCCTCCATCTTTAAGATAAATATAAAAATAATAATCAATTAAAAATTAATTATTATTTTATTATATATGGATAATTTAGAACAAATTGAAAAAAGAATTATTGAAAAACAACAAATTTTCAATAAAATAACTTTAAAACGCCAACAACGCGTAGGAAAAATAAATAAAAAAATAATAACTAAAGATTCTTATGTTCAAACTGAAGAAATAATTAAAAAAAAAATAAAATTAGTAATTGAAAATAATAATGATGAAGAAATAATAAATGATAATATTCAAACTTATTCTAATAAAGCAATTCAATGTTCCATGGAAATAAAACAAGAAAATATTGATAAAAATACTATATATTTAAAAAAATATTTTGAAAAAATTGCAAATATTGAAATTTTAGGGTTTTTTCCTTATGAAGAATATACAAAATTATTTAAAATTCATTATTTATATCAATTTAATCCATTTTTTTTATCATTTGATAGTTATTTTAATAAAGATTTAGAATTATATTTTTTTAATGACTATAATATTAAAATAAAAGTTTCTATTAAGAAACAAAATAGTATTGGAAGATATATAATTTTATCTAATGAAAGAAAAACTATTTGTAAATATAGTGTATATTTAATAATTAATCAACCTATTAATATTAAAGTTGAAAATTTTAAACTTTTTTTTAATAAAAAATTCATTTTTGATTTTAAGAATGATATAAAATATTTTTATTCTTCTTCTAATAATTTTGTTAATATAATCAGTTGATTTTTAATAACATAAGATACATTCTAAAAATATATTTAAAATTGAAAATATAATTTATATAAAAAAAGATTATAATGTCAAGCTTTGATGTAATGTTATTCGAAGAAGATGCATATCGGGGAGAAACTTCTGTGGCAACTTATGTTTTAAAAGTATTAGGAGTTGCATTTATTTGTATTGCTGAAATGATTCAAGTTGTTAAAATTATGAGATCAAGAAAGACTAAAAATCTTTCAACTGCTTCTTATGCATTAAAATCATTTGCTTTCTTATTTTTAGGAGTTCAATCTTCAATTGATGTATCAACTGGAGAATTATATGAAATTGGTTGGTTATGTGTTTATTGGATTGCTTTTATTGCAGAAGCAGGATTAGCTCTTTTTATTACAGCAAATAAATGGAATTAAAATGAATTAAAAGAATAATTAAAAATTATTTGTTTAATTTTTTTTTTAAAATTGACTATCAAAAATAAAATATACAATGGAATCACCAAAAGAAACAACAAAAATGACTTTCTTTTTAAATTCTAATACTGAAAAAAAATTAAATGAATCAGATAAAAAAACAGAAACATATATTATTATTCAAAATAATCATTTACATAAAGAAAATATTGATTTAAGACAAGAAAAAATTGATTTAAGACATCAAAATCAAGAAATGGAAGAAGAATTGGATAGAAATGATAAATCATTAAGATATTTAAGATCTTTACAAAAAAATTTAAAATTATTAAATGATGAAAATGAAAAAGTAGTAAAAGATTATGAATTATTATTTAAATCTCTAAAAACTTTATATAAAACACAAAATTCTTTAATGCAAAATTTTGGTTATTTATTTTTATCATTTTTTTCAATGTTTGTAACATTTTATTTATTTAATTTTTTTAATAGATATATGGCTGTTGGATTCTTTTTATTATTATCTTTATTTAATTATGGATATTATAGATTTTATTTAAAATTAGATTATTTTAATTATAAAAAAGATAATAAAAAAATGCAAGAATCAATGAAAGTTAAATTGAAATATATTAAAGAAAAACAAGTTTCAATGAAAGATTTAAAAAGATCTTTACCTGATTTATTAGAGATGATTGATAATTGTTAAAATTTATTTATTTAATAATGTAAGAATATATATTATTAAATATGTTACAAAGAATAAAAGATATGGTTATAGAAGTTAATAGTACAAATAAAACTAATGAAAAAAAAATTATTTTAGCTAAATATGATGATTTACAAAAAGTTTTATTATATGTTTATGATGATAATAAAGTTTTTAGTATAACTTCTAAAAATTATTTAAAATTTGAAAAAAATAAAAAAAAAATAAAAAAAAAAATTAATATTAAACATGATTTATTTAGTTTATTAGATCATTTAATAGATAGAAAAATTACTGGAGATACTGCTTTACTTCATTTATATCATTATGTTAATGATAATATCGAATATAAGGAATATATATTAAATATTATTGATAAAACATTAAAAATAAGATTAAATACAAGTATTATAAATAAAATTTTTCCAAAATTAATACCAGTATTTCAACCAGTATTAGCAAATAAATATAATCCAAAAAGATTAGAAAAATCAAAAAATGATTGGTATATATCTAGAAAATTAGATGGAGTACGATGTTTAATATTAATAGAACCAAAAAAAAAATCTGTTAAATTTTTTTCCAGAACTGGTAAAGAATTTCATACATTACTTATATTAAAAAATGAAATATTACAAAATATTGGATTATTTAATGAAGCCGTTGTATTAGATGGTGAAATAGTATCAATGAAAAATGGTGTAGAAGATTTTACTAATCTTATGAAAGAAATTAAAAAAAAAAATCATATAATTAAAAATCCTAAATATTTTATATTTGATATGTTAAAAAAGGAAGATTTTTTTAATTTAAAATCTGAAGAAATATATTCTGAAAGATTAAAAAAATTAAAAAAAATTAATATTTATTTTGTTTTTTTGGAAGTTTTAGAACAAAATAAATATACTGATGATGATTTTTTAAAATTAATTGAAAAATCAGAAAAAAATAATTGGGAAGGTTTAATGTTAAGAGAAGATGTTAAATATGAAGGTAAAAGAACTAATTCTTTATTAAAATATAAAAAAATGCATGATGAAGAATATAAAGTAATTGATATAATTAAAGGACCTTGGAGAGAAATATCAAAAGAAACAAAATTAGAAAATACTATAGAAACTATGGTAGCAGTTATTATTGATTATAAAGATACAAAAGTTGGTAGTGGATTTTCATTAGAAGAAAGAAAACATTTTTATAAAAATCCAGAAAGTATAATTGGTAAAATAATAACAGTTCAATATTTTGAAAAAACAAAAGATAGTTTAAGATTTCCAATATTTAAATATCTACATGGAAATGAAAGGAATATTTAAAATAAAAAAAATAAATTCATTATATATAAAATAAATAATGAATTTCAAAGATATTGAAAATTTTTTAAAAAATAATTATAAAATAATGATTATTTGTGCTTTAGTATATTTACTTATGTCAAACAAATCTGAAAAATTTACAGTTTCTGAAGCATTAGATAGTATAAAATCAACACAAGCAACAGTTAATAGTATAGCTAGTAAAGTTGATCCAAATTATGTTGATTTAAAAACTAAAATAAGATTATCTAATAAATGGACCAAATATCCTGATCAAGGAACAGACCAAGCGGAAATATCAAATGATACAGGTACTTATAAAAAATTAATGATTGTAGGCAATAAATCAAGTAAAACTAGAAAAGTAGGAATATGGGATCATTTAGATGTACATGGTAATCAAGTTGTAACTGGTAGTTTCTCCGCTAATGGAGATGTTAAAGGAAAAAGAATATGTATTGGAGCTACTTGTATAGATGAAAATGATTTAAAAAAAATGAAATCATCAAGAATGATTGGTGGTTGGGCAGGTAATGGTGATGGATCTACACATATGTTAGAAGAAGGAGGATGGCATGAATTACATGGAAAAGCTAAATATGATGCATGGTCAAATGATAGATGGGATTTTGCTTTTATATATAGAGGTTGGAGATTTGAATTAGCAGAACATGGTTCAGGTAAATCATCCCAAAAATTTGAAAATAAAAAACATAATGTAATGAAATGTGGTATCAAAGGAAATAAAGGATCATCATATAGATTAACATGGATTGGATATTAAATTTGTTCAACTTTAATTCCTTTAGAAGTTAATTTTTTTTTACTTGTTTTCATTTTTTTAAAAGTTATTTTATTATGACACTTTTTACATAATATCATTAAATTGAATAATTCATTTTTATGATACATTTCTTTTTCTAGAAAACCATCATCATTACTTTCTTTTTGTTCAACAATATGATGAGTTTCTAATTCATCTTGTTCTTTTTTACCACATAATTCGCATTTTGTCATATATTTTTTTGAATTATATTTAGATTTTTTAGTAGAAACAATTTCATTAGAAACATTTAAAAATTTATTTCTAATAGTCATTGCTTTACTAATAATATTAGAATCAATACCTAGCATTCTTGCAATTTCTAAACCATATATTTCACCAGAAGAACCATCTGCTAATTTTCTTTTATAAATAATTTCACCTTTTGTAATTTCAACTTCCATATATTTCGTAAAAATTTTATTAGTTTTAATTAATTGTTTAAATAAATCATCTTTGAAAATACTATGCATATGTGTAGTTATAATAAATTTACATTTTTTATTATTAACTAAATCATCAATAACTGATAAAGTTAAAGAATGACTACTTGCTTGTTCAGTACCTTTACATAACTCATCCACTAAAACTAAAGATTTTTCATTACTCTTTTGTAAAATATTACATAATTCAATCATTTCTATTTGAAAACTAGAAGAATTTGAAAAAATATTATCATTACCTTTAATTCTCGTTAAAATATTACTAAATGGATAAAAAGACATAGATTTACAAGGAACAAACATACCAGATTGAGCCATAATAACACAAATACCGATGGATTTTAAAAGAGATGATTTTCCAATTCCATTATCTCCTGTTAAAACTAAACCTAATTTTTCAGAATCTAAATATAAATCATTTTTTACAAATTCGGTATCTTTATTTATTTTTTCAATAATAGGATGTCTAAAATCTTTAATATCAAAAAATGAATTATCATTATCAATAATTGGTCTAGAATATTTATTAATTTTACTTACTTTAACATTAGATTTAATAAAATCAACAAAACCGATAATATATTCAATATGATGAAATACATCTTTATATTTTTGTAAACTAAGTAAATATTTTTTAAAAAGAATATTTTGTTTATTATTAATATTATCCCAAACGAGTAATTCTTGATCATATTTTTCATCTAAAATAGGAGATCGTAAAAAATATTTAGATTTACCAGTTTGTGTAATAAAATAATCTTTCATATTTTCATGAGAATTTTTATATTTATTAAATAAATTATTTTTAGTTTTAGTAATATTAATATAATTATTATTAGTTTCAAATTCACCTTTAAATTTATATTTACCTTTAATATAACTATTAAAAAAAGTTTTAATTTCATTTAATTTATCTTTTTTAAAACTTTTTAAAATATTATATTGATTAATAAATTTATCTAATTCTTTATTAAAATTTTTTTTAAAAATAATTTCATTTAAAGTAGTAATATCACAAGAATTAATATTTTTAATTTTAGGTAAATTAAATCTTTTTTTAAATTCTTTAATAATTTTTTCTATTTTTTTTTTTTTAATTTTTTTCTGAATAAAATTATTTAAAATAATATTTTGAGAAGATAAATCTAATAATTTACATATATGTTCATAATTATCAAATAAAATATATAAATCTTGAGGACTAATTCTTTGATAATAAATTTTTTTATGATATCTTGATAAGTCATAAA